TTCTTTTCTTTCAATGTCATCTTCGGTACAATCTTCGCCGTATTGTATCTCAACAATTCTACAAGGCACATCAAATGGATTGGTTAATTGATGCCACTCGGCTACATGTATTTTGTGTTCTTGATGTTTCTCCAGCGTCACTGGAGGAAGTTGGTAGCCACCATCCAAATGCATTTTAACAACACATTTGCCTTCCGACACAATCCAGTATTCAGCACGTTTCCAATGTCTTTGCAAACTTAAACTACACCCAGGATCAACAGTGAGTTCTTTGACTTTTATACCTGGTACCTGATGTAGAATACGATAGTATCCCCATGAGCGTTCTGTTTTAGGAGCTTTCCACTCTTCTAATATCCACGAACTAGAATTAGCTTTATTAAAGCCACCTATACCAAACACAAATTTTACGTTGTCGTCTGCAACGTCCATCTCTGGAATATTGTCATTGGTTCTGTCCCCGCCATTGGCAAAGATAATTTGATCTCGTGGATAACTTTGACGTACCATTTGGATAGCATTTCGGGCACTGCCATCATCGTCGTTGAAGTCAATTACATAATCTACCATTCGGAGATTACGCACAATGTTGGTTCGTTCCAGCAATGGCATAAACGGTGCACCTTTTTTGCGTGTTAGCCACGCATCGCTGTTAACTCCAACTATCAAGATGTCCCCTAATTTTTTTGCTTCTTTAAAATATTCAATGTGACCCGAATGTATTGGATCAAATCCGCCGGTTACTAATACAATCTTTTTCATAAAGATATTTATGTACGTAGTTAACGGTAAATATAGAATCTTGATATTAAGCAAAGAAGAAAAACGTCGATTAAAAGGTCACAGCAAGGCAGATCCTGTGCCGGAATCTGTTGATACAACACGTACTAGTCCAATTGATTGTGCTTGTGTTATTCACGGCGACGGGTATGATTGGTCTTATGTTGATAATTTGTATCGCATGCTTACAAGAAATCTAAGCCGCCCAGTAAGATTGCATGTTTACACTGAATCACAACGATTTGTGCCAGCTCCCTATATCAAACATGAATTGATTGACTGGAAAATCAGCGGGCCAAAAAAATCATGGTGGTATAAAATACAACTTTTTAACAGCAAAAATTTTCAAGGGCAACTTTTGTACTTTGATCTAGACATTGTTATCACTGGTAATATTGATTGGATATGGCAACTGAAAACCAGACATTTTTGGGCAGTGAAAGATTTCAAACATCTTTGGCGTCCAACGGCTCAATCAATCAACTCCAGTGTCATGTGGTGGGATACCACACAATACGATTGGGTATGGCGTAATTTTTGCGAACTAAATCTGACACAAACAGTGGCACGGTTTCGTGGCGATCAAGATTATCTTGCCTCAGTGATAACAGAATCTAATCGTCGATATTTCAACACAGACTGGGTCAAAAGTTGGAGATGGCAGTGCTTGGACGGTGGCTATGACTTCAAACGAAAAACCTGGAAAACTCCAAACTCAGGAACAGATATTTCAGACACAACATCCATACTGATATTTCACGGAAATCCCAAACCTCATGAAACACAAGATCCTGTAGTATTAAAACACTGGTGCTAACCGCGAGGTTGACCAGAAATAGCCCTTTTGCTACAATATTACTATAAATTAAATTTTGGAGCTAAAAATGGCACGTAAATTTACGGATTTTTCGGTGGAAGAACTGCAAGGTTACTATAGTGATTTTCACAAGGACTTAAACGGTTTCCGACCACGTGGTGCCTCTGAAGAACAATGGAACAGCAAAGAGTTCCTGGTTTTTCAAATTAACCTACTGCATGATCAAATGGATCAGCTCAAAGAAACCTTTGAAGGTCGTGAGCAGTTGCGTGAGCAAGGTTGGATCATTGAAGAACCCGATGCAGAATTAGCCCAACACGCTGAATGGTTGGCTCAAGAACGCGAGCGTGAGCAAGCAGAAGCAATGGCAGAATTAGATGCGACGTATTACGGTATTGCGTAAACCCTGCCGAGGGTTGCGTAAAAACAACAGAAGAACTCTTAAAAAACGCTTAAAAATCAAGCACTTACGTGGCTATAAAAAACGTCAAAATGTGCTGATTTTAACGGTTGACCAGAAACGGCATCAGCGTTACAATACTAGTATATTAACTAAAGTAGGAGCTAAACAGATGACAATAGTCACAATCAAAAACGGCAGTTATAGAAACAAGTCCGTTGCTAATGTAAGTTTTGCATTGGTAAAGGGTTTTCAAACTGGAGCCAAGGGTAACTTTGTTACCGTAAAATCCGATGGGTATTTTGGCCCAGAATTTGACGAGGTACGTATCAAAGTAGACAGCATTGAAGACATTGAATTTGCAGCCGGCACACCAGTTATGGCTACAGAGTCAACACCACAACCTCATGTTGAAGTTGTACATGAGTCAGACGAGGAGGCCATTGAGCGCATTCGCACTCGTTTCCAGATCTTGGATGAAATGACCAAGGCCGCAACCACAGGTGACATCCGTGCTATGATTGTATCGGGTCCTCCGGGTGTGGGCAAGTCGTACGGTGTAGAAAAGATTGTGGAACAGGCTTGTTTGTTTGACAAATTATCGGGCAAGCGACTACGAGCAGAAGTAGTCAAAGGTAGTGCTACACCAATTGGTTTGTATCAAACATTATACAAATATTCTGACAAGAATTGTATGTTAGTGTTTGATGATTGCGATTCAATTTTGGTAGATGACGTGGCTCTTAACTTGTTGAAGGGTGCTCTTGACTCTGGTTCCAAGCGTAAGATTTCATGGTTATCAGAATCAAGTAGTCTACGTCGCGAGGGAATTCCTGATTCATTCAACTTCAACGGTTCGATTATCTTTATTACAAACTTGAAGTTTGACAAGATGAAAAGCCAAAAGCTCAAGGATCACTTGGATGCATTACAGAGTCGTTGCCACTATTTGGACTTGACACTAGACACCATGCGTGACAAGATCTTGCGTATCAAACAAATTGCCTCTGATGGTGCGTTGTTTGAAAACATGGACTTAGACAAAGAAGCAGAAACAGAAGTAATCGAGTTCATGGAAGAACACAAGAACTCACTACGTGAAGTATCGTTGCGTATGGCTATCAAGATTGGTCAATTACGTAAGAGCTTTGCACTTCGTTGGAAGGACATGGCCAAGATCACTTGTATGAAGGTTGGTGCCTAACATGGCTTGGCTGGGTGTTGTACTATTAATCTTAGTAGGACACCCGGGTTGGGCTGTGATATTGGCTGTAATGATTTTGTTAGCAGGTGATTGATAATGAATCGTAACTTAGAAATCTTTTTGGTATGTTGTTATAACTTGGCACTATTGGCCGGGTCAGCATACATGATTGTGGAACATGATTGGTCAGCTTGGATTTTGGTAGTGACATTGATGTTTGCCGCTAAGTGGGGAGATCAAGAGCCTATCAAATTGGAAATTGGCAAGTAAGGTTAGCTCCTGGGCAGTATCTTTACTGCCCATTTTACACCGGTACCCCTAAAAAGGCGCCGGTTTTTTTGACTTTTGTTTTGAGTAAGTATATAATCTAGTATGCCTTTTTGTTATTCACCGTGGACCAACATTGACATCAATCCCAGTGGTGCAATGACCCCTTGTTGTAAATTTCAAGTACAGCCAACAGATCAAACATTTAACATACGAAGAAACTCATTCAACGACTACACCAATAGTGAATTCCTTGTCAACGTCAAGCAAGATTTTTTAAAAGATCAATGGCCGGTTGGATGTGTGAGATGTCGAACTGAAGAAGAAAACAATATCAAAAGCAAGCGACAACTTGATTATGAACGTTGGGAATCTCACTATCAGCAAGTTGATTTATCAATTACAAAATTTTTAACTGCCAGTATTGCGTTTGGAAACACTTGTAATTTAAAATGTATCACTTGTAATCCCAACGTGTCTAGTCGTTGGCAAAAAGAACACGAAGACCTAACAGGTATCAGTGTACTGCCCTTTCATTTTTACAAAAAGGATTTTGTCAACGATTTCATTGACAACACTCCTGGAATCGTGCATTTTGATATCCCCGGTGGAGAACCATTTCTTAGCGGTGTTACAGAACAAAAACAATTGTTGTCCTATTATATTTCTTCTAACTTAGCACAGAATATTACACTGCACTATACTACCAATACAACAATATTCCCCGACAACGAATGGTGGGAATTATGGCAACACTTCAAAGAAGTTGAAATACAATTAAGCATTGATGGTGTGGGTCGTAGGCAAGAGTATATTCGTTTTCCGTCGGATTGGAACACGGTGTTAAAAAATACTCAGCAATACATACACAATCAACAAAACAAACAAAATGTCAAACTCAGTGTCAGTCATACTTTGAGTGCCTACAATATCTATTATCTTGACGAATTCTTTACATGGTGTTACAATATAGGATTGCCTAGTCCTTGGATTGGCAAAGTGCATAAACCCGAACACATGAGACCCACAGTTTGGCCAGCGGTACCAAAAACTATGATTATTAAACAACTAAATACTAGTCAACATCCTGAAGTTCAACTCTGGGCCAAACTCATGGCCGCCACTGACGATTCCGATAAGTTTGAAACTTTTAAATTAAAACTAAAACAACACGACGATTATCGAAGTCTCAGTTTCAGTGATACTTTTCCTGAATTATCCAGCTACATATGAGAACAGCAACCATTATAATTAGAGACGAAGTCAACATCAAGATTGAAGGCCTTGAACTTGATGTTCGCAAAGCTCTAGTAAACAAATTTAAATATGACGTACCTTATGCACGTTACCTTCCAGCAGTTAGACTAGGACGTTGGGACGGCAAGGTTAGTTACTTTCAGCTTGGCGGCAGCACTTATGTAAATCTATTGCCAGAGATTATTCCTATCCTAGAAGAATACAACTACGACATTGAACTAGATGATCAGCGTGAGTATTCAACTGTGTTTGACTTTGAGCCTGTGCAAGAAGACAGCTTTAGTCATATCAAATGGCCCAAAGGACATCCAGCAGCAGGTCAATCTGTAATGATGCGTGACTATCAGTGTGCCATTGTCAATAACTTTTTAAAGAACCCACAGTGCTTGCAAGAAATTGCCACAGGTGCCGGTAAAACAATCATGACAGCAGCCCTGAGTCAACGCTGTGAACCATATGGACGTACCATTGTCATTGTACCAAACAAAAGTCTAGTGACACAAACAGAAGATGACTATCGCAACATGGGTCTTGATGTAGGTGTTTACTTTGGTGATCGCAAGGAGTGGGGTCGTACACATACTATTTGTACTTGGCAAAGCCTAAACGTCCTACTTAAGAATACCAAAGCAGGATCAGCTGCAGAAGACTGTACCATTACAGAGTTCATTGAAGATGTAGTGTGCGTCATGGTAGACGAAGTACACATGGCCAAAGCAGATGCATTAAAAACACTGCTAACAGGTGTAATGAGTCGTATTCCTATACGTTGGGGATTAACAGGAACCGTACCCAAAGAAATGTTTGAGTTTCAAAGTTTGCACGTTAGTATTGGACCTGTGATTTCAAGATTAGCCGCAAGTGAACTGCAGGAAATGGGCCACTTGAGTAACTGTCACGTAAACATTGTGCAGTTCCAAGACCATGTGGAATACTCAAACTATCAAAGTGAATTAAAGTACCTGTTGGAAGAAACCGGTCGACTGGATGCCATGGCCGAAGTAATTGCTAGAGTAAAAGAAACCGGCAATACTTTGGTGTTAGTGGATCGTGTGGCAGCTGGACAAGAGCTGGTCAAGCGACTAGGAGATCGTGCTGTGTTTGTATCAGGTGCTACCAAAGCAAAAGATCGAAAGGAAGAATATGATGAAGTGGCTGATGTCGACGATAAAATTATTGTGGCAACATACGGAGTGGCTGCCGTTGGTATTAATATTCCTCGCATATTCAACCTTGTGCTTGTGGAACCTGGTAAAAGTTTTGTGCGTGTTATTCAATCCATAGGACGTGGTATCCGTAAAGCCGAGGACAAAGACTTTGTGCAGATTTGGGATTTAACCAGCACCTGTAAGTTTGCCAAACGACATTTAACCAAACGCAAGCAGTATTACAAAGAAGCCAAATATCCATTTACGCAAGAAAAGCTAGAATGGATGACCATTAACAAAGGAACGAAATGATGATTACAACAACCTCTATCATAGGCTTTATCATTGCCTATTTTGCATTTTTTATATTTTTAAGCTATCGCTTGACCGGTGGCTATGATCAATCCAAGACAGGATTTTTAGTTGCCAATCGCAATGCTGGATTTTGGGAATCTAGTTTGGCTGCTGGCGCCAGTTGGGTACTGGGTATGAGTTTGTTTGCCACAGCAGGTTTTGGTTACAACATGGGCTGGGCTGGATTATTTTGGTTCTTGATCCCGCAAACTTTGAGTATGTTTATATTTGCTTGGTTGAGTAATAGTTGCAATCAACGTATACCTGAAGGCTATACCATCAGCGGATTTATCAAAGATACCTACGGTCGTAAAGTGTCGGCAATTTATCAATTTGGTTTGAGTTTAATCAGTCTTGGATTTATTGTGTTGACGTTTACAGCTCTAAACAAGTTACTGACTATATTAGAAGTTAGCTATATTCCTTTGATTACTGGCTTGGTAGCTCTGGGCACTGTGATATATGCTCTCAAAGGCGGATTAAAAACCAACCTAATCACTGGCAGTTTACAAATGCTGTTTATGTTGGCATTCTGTGCTTTGTTGTTGGCCGTGGCATTTGCCACAGGTGGGTATGATCACTTGGTTGCTGGTATCAACGGCAAACTCAACTATACCAACTTGTTTGATCCCAAGCTGATGTCAACCTATGCTGTTGCTGTGGCGCTGACTTCATTGGCCGGAGTTGTAGGTAATCAAAGTTATTATCAAAAGAGTTTTAGTCAACAAAAAACAGGCACCAATGCTCGAAGCTTTATGTTAGGCGGTGTGTTTTTTGCCATAGTTCCATTGTGCTTGGGTATGATTGGTATGATGGCCTACGGCGCCGGTATTGAATTAAAAGACGTAAACACAGCACACCTGGCATGGATGCAGACCAATATTGGTATTGCAGCCATCATAGCATTTGGATTTGTTGTATTGAATTGTGCCAGCAATGCGTTGGATTCTCAATGCAATGCCTTTGGTGCAATGTTAGCACATGACTTTAACAAAGATGACAAGAAAAGTGTTTGGAAAAGTCGTATAGGTATCGTTGCTATTGCCACCGTTGGATGGGCTCTTAGTACCTTGAATTTAGACCTTGCTTTTATCTTTTTAACCTATGGTGCAATTAGAATTTCTTTGTTTATCATCACAATCATGGCTGTAAGAACCACATGGTTGACCGGTGCAGGTATTTTTGCTTCTGTCATTGTGTTGGCTCCTATAACTCTGTACTTGAATCAAACAGGCCTGAAAATGGAAGCGGCATTGTTGGGATTCTTTGTACCACCAGTGGTAGCATTGGCAATCAGTTACGCTCAACGGAAACTGGCATGATTGAAAATACAGCAAAGCCAAAGTTATTGGTAGTTGGTGACAGCTTTATGAAACCAGACCCGGCATTTCCGGGTCAACATTGGTCGGAAATGTTGCCAGAATATCAAGTTGATAATCATTCTCGAGATGGCAGTTCCAATGGAATAATTACTGAAAGATTTTGGTCAGCTCTAAGGAGCACCAGTCCTGATGCTGTAGTATTGGGATTTACTGAGCCTAATCGTATTGAATTTGAATTCCAGGATAGTTTTATAACAAACTCTCATAAAAAATTATCATCGGAACAATCTCTTACTTCGGATTTATATAAAATTCATACTTCCCAACGCATGCACATGATCAAATCTTGTACCATGGTTCGTGGGTTATTACTGACCTTGGAAAAACAAAAAATACCATATGCATGGACACTGAATTTGCTGTTCAATAACTTGGCCACGTTGCCTTATCCTAGCGATCCAAGTGTGCAAGAAATACTAGGAGAGTTTATGCATCGAATGACTCCTACAAATTTAGCAACCTATCAAGGTTTCAAAATGATTCCAGGTTTTCACACCGATGATCCTGCGTGGCAAACTCGCTTTGCTCAAGAAGTTAGAGAAATTTTGCAAAAATAATCTTGACTTTTAGAATTAAATCCTATATTATATAAACATGAGAATACTAACATTAGATAACCAAAGTTTTGACCTTGATCATTTGCCGGAAGAAGTAGATGACATGCGTTTTGCCATACTAGATAATAGCACACCAGCTGATCCAGATTACCATTATATTCCGTTGATCTTTTTGGAAAGCTTTAATGCGCCGGCACTGGTTCTACGCATTGGCGACAATAGAATCAAAATGCCTGTGGACTGGCAAATCTTAATCGGTGAACCAGACTTGGGTGATCTTGAGGTGTTGCCACTTACGTCTATCAATGCTCGTGGATTTAAAGCATTTCAGTTCAATCCACTCAGCAGTTTTAGACCCAGCTTTCCAGATATTGAAATTGTAGACGTGTATCAAGAAGTGGCTTGGTATGCTCCTAAACTAAAGAATGGGCAGATGTTATGCGTGCCATTGGATGATTCAGATAAACCAGAATGTGTTTACTTTGTCAAAGACATCAGCCGCAACTGTGAAATTGTAGATTATAACAAGGCATGGTAACTATGGGAACATTAAAACCTGGAGCAACTTATATCTACGAACGAGCTGATGGCATTGTCTATGCTCGTGAACAGGGTGCAGATCCTCGAGAAAGATTTGTAGTGGGTTATGAATCAGGCCAAGATTATGATCCAGTTAGAGCCGATATCAAAGAAAACCAGCTTTGGCACGACATTAGATCAGCAGCCCGGACTAATCTTGCACTACAAGAAGCCCTGGATCGTGTCAAAGTCTTGTACGAGTTAAGCAAAGATGAGCGATAAACTAAACATAGCAAATGAGATGGCAGTGTTTGATCGTAAAGATCGAACGTTCTACGACAACTTGACCGACGAAGAACGTAAAAAATTCTCAACATTTTTAATGATTCGTTGGGGATCCAGTATCAACGGAAGTCGTGAACTGCAAGAGTATTATGTACAGAGTTGTAATCATTACCTAAACAAACACTTCTTTGCACTGAGTCGACATCCCAAACTGCAATGGCTCATGGCCACAGCAGTTAGTCCGGGCATGGGCACACATCGTCATAACTGGATCGCTCCTAAAAAGAAAGAAACAGCCGCAGGTGCTAGTGCCATAAAAAAACAATTGGCAGAATTATTTCCTAACATGAAAGCAGATGAACTAGACGTCATGTCTGCTATTACTACCAAAAAAGAACTTGACGCATACATCCGGGCACACGGTAACGACAAATAATGTATCAATGTAAGTATTGTAAAAAAGACTTTGTCAAAGAAACAACACTGGCGGTTCACGTGTGTGAGCCCAAACGTCGTCATCAAGAAAAAGATGAACGAGGAGTACAGCTTGGCTTTCAAGCCTACATTAGATTCTATGAAGTAACCCAAGGGAGTGCAAAGTTAAAGACATTTGATGATTTTGCAGAGTCAAGTTTTTATCGTGCGTTTGTTAAGTTTGGACGTTATTGCGTTGCTATAAAGGCCATCAATCCAGCACGCTTTACAGAGTGGTTGATTCGCCAAAACAAAAAGATTGACTACTGGTGCAAAGATTCGATTTATACAGAGTATCTGTTGGATTACTTGCGTGTGGAAAATGTCAACGATGCATTAGCTCGTGCCATTGAGTACAGCATGGACTGGGCAGAAAAATCTGGACATCCAGCACAGGATTGTCTGCGTTATGGCAACTCCAACACCATGGCTTATGCTGTCACAACTGGACGCATCAGTCCTTGGGTGTTGTATAATTCGGAATCAGGCTTGAAATTCTTGAGCGAACTTGATGCCACACAGGTGGCCATGGTCTGGCCCTACATTGATAGTGAAGTATGGACCAAGAAGTTTGCAGACTACATGGCTGATCAAGAGTATGCCAGAGACATTTTAAAGAAAGCAGGTTGGTAATGGAAACAACAATCATTTTATTGGCATTGTTTGGCATCAAACACTTTTTGGCAGACTTCTTGTGGCAATTTGATTTTATGCTACGAGACAAAGGCCAGTACGGTGCATTTGGTGGTGCACATCATGCCTTGTTGCATGGAATACTGACATTCTTTGTTGTGATTGGATTTGTTTCTGCTGAGGATGCGGCTACACTGGCCTTGATAGATGCAGTGGTCCATTATCACATAGATTGGGCCAAAACCAATTTGAGTCGAGGACTCTCCATCCAGGATCATCGTTTTTGGATTTGGTTCGGACTAGACCAGACTCTACACTACTTGACTTATATTGCTATCATAGCTATAATTGTGTTATGATCAATCAAGTCTACGGCGGCAGTGAGTTTCTCAATGTGCAAACCTACTCCAGCGCCCCTTACATCAATGTCACGGAACTCAGTGCCGGGCAAATGCGATTCAATCCCTCAACTCGAAGCATAGAAGTGTATGATGGCCACAATTGGGTCAATTGCGCCGGCAGTGCCCAAGTTACACTGAGCGCCAGTGCAGAAGAAATTCTACGCTGGGCAGAGAAAAAAATGGAACAAGAACGCAACTGGAAGGCCATGGCAACATCGAATCCTGCTGTTCGAGACGCATATGAAAAATTCCAACAAGCAGAAGAACAATTACGCATAGTAGAGGCTCTGGTACGAGAATGAGCGCAGACATTGACATTGACTTTGCTGACAGAGAAAGCATATTAAAATTAATAGATAGCGTACCAGCACGTCAACTGCATCAAGGATCTGTACGTCGACACAACTCAGGTGTTTATGTTACAGATATACCTTGGGATCCTGTACATCAATGTGCTGCCTTAGACTACGAACTAGCAGAGCAACGTGGCTACTTTAAAATAGACTTTCTTAACATGACGGTTTACAATTTGATAAAGAGTCCAGAACACTATGCAGAAATGCAAGCACAAGAACCACCCTGGTCACGATTATGGACTGATCCAACCTGGGCCAGTCAGCTGGCACACGTAGGTAGTTACACTGGGTTGTTGGCCACAATGCGGCCAGATTCAGTGCCTAGAATGGCAGCTTTTATATCAATTATTAGACCGGGCAAAGCACACTTACAAAATCAGCCCTGGGCCAAAGTTTTTGAATCAGTGTGGGATGGTGATGACAGCAGGGGTTATACATTCAAAAAAGCCCATGCTGTAAGCTATGCGGCTTTGGTTGCACTACACATGAATTTGCTCAATCAACCCGGCGAACCAACGTAATTGATTTACGCTTGGATTTTTTTCTAGCCATATCAACCAAGCTACACACAGGTCCGTGGATGATCTCTAGATCTTTGTTGACAAAGGTCTTTAAATAGGCGCGAAATGGGTCCCATTCGCCTTTGAGGAATATGTTGATGGGTATTGATCTGTTGCTTTCCCACCACCAAATATTGGCTAATTCTAGGAATTGACGCTTTAATTCCATGTCCTGTATACTACCAAAGTCGTAAATTGTGGTAATTGCGTCGTCTTGATTTTGTATAATTCCCACGTATTCTGTGGAGGCGTAGACACATAGAGTTATAAAAGGGTACTTGTCAGCAAGTTTAGTAAAGATATTGTTGCCCATAAATATTGTTAGAGGATTCCTATGTATTCGACCACGGCGTATTTATATCAACAGAAAACCAGAGTAATAATGATTGACACCAGTGGTGCTTACTTTACTATGAGGTACGACCCTGTGTACGCAAAAAAACTAACCATAAACAAAGGTGTTGATAATGTCATATTGTTTGAGTTTATCAACCAAGACCAAAAACCTGTAAACATCTCAGGTAGCACCCTGATTTTTAGACTGATCAGTCAGGACGGTGTAGAGCTAATGAATGCCACTGAAATGGTCATAATCAATGCTGTAGCTGGCAGAGCCAAAGTCACACTCACAGCTGACGCACTGAACTATATTCAGGCTCAGCCAGCAAACTACAGTATCAGTAGAAAGTCGGGCAACCTAACAGAAGCAGTGTTTACTGACGCACAAGCCGGTGCTGCGGCTCCTGTGGACATTGTGGACAGTATCTATCCAGAATTTGTGCCCAGTGCAGAACTCACTATACCCACAACTGATCTAACAGCACAGGTCAGCTACGGTGGATCTAGTTCCAGCAATTACCCAGACTGGGCATTGCAAGGTGGAGCACCGATAAACAATTATAGTCCTTATCAAAGCACTGAATATTATTCCAGTTTCATTGAGCCACAATCAGCCATTACTACAATTCAATTTGATTTAGTGGGCTACACAGGAACTATCAAAGCACAGGCAGCTGAAAACTACCAGAGTATATTCTACAATATTTCAGACTCTACGCAGTATTTGAACAAAACTGGCACCGTACACATGACCATTGTGGGCTGGCATCCATTGATTAGATTGGCATTCAACAACTCAATTTATACCACTGGTGAAAATGGCAACATGGTCATGGGCTATGCTGGACAGGCCACAGCAGTGGTTGAAGATGGTGTAGTTACCAGTATCAACATTGTCAACGCAGGGCAAGGCTATCAGGCTGCTCCCCTGATTGAAATTGTGGGCGAAGGTGCAGGAGCCACAGCAGTGGCCACCGTGGCCAATGGACAAATTGCCAGCATCTCTGTGGTCACAGGTGGATCAGGATATCGTCCAGTACCTCCTACAATGTCAGCTGCGCAGGTAATCATTACCACAGGACATGTAGTAAATTTAAAGTATAGATAATCCATCGATAATTACTAGATGAAATTCAAAAAGATTGTGGGATTCGGCGACAGCTGGATCTACGGCGATGAACTGATTGATCCAGAATTATTGAAACAGCATCCAGACGCTCATTTCTGTTGGGATCAAAACACTGCTTATAGAGAACGCAACTGTTTTCTTGGACAATTAAGCCAGCACTACGGTGTACCCTATGAGAATTTTGGCATACCCGGCGGCAGTTTGACCAGCACTCAGTGGACCTATCAATGGTGGTTGGATCATGAACAACTGCCACTAAACGAGTGTTTGGTCTTGGTAGGATTGACCAATTCGGATCGAATCTCTCACTACAATCCCAACCATCGCCACTACTCCAACGATCCTCCCTGGAACAAATTTGTACACAGCTCATGGGTAAACTTTGGCAGCAGTGTGGTTCCTGAGGATTTTTGTCAATTGATCAAACAACAAATTGTGCTGACCACTTGTCCTGCATTGGAGCAACTAAACTATCAACAGGCTGTGTTGTTCTTTGATGGTATCAGTGCTAGAAATCGGATTCCCACGATACAGTTTAATATCATGCCCGGAGAACGCACATTGGCCAATGCTCCCACACTGCTGGAACCAGAATTCTCTTGGACTATGTGGTTTAGAGATCACCCCGGAAACCAACGAAGAGAGTTAATTAAACCCGACGGACACCCAAATGAAATTGGGCATAGTTTGATAAGAGACCGCTTGATTTCTCAAATAGAATCTGCTACAATGTATGAATGCTAGACATTCTACAATTCTTACCAGCTAAACGCAAACAATCGAGTTCGGGCTGGGTCAGCTTTAATGCTCCTTGCTGTGTGCATAATGGTGAGAATCAAGACCGTCGGTCACGTGGCGGTATAAAGCTATCCAACGAAGGTTGGAGTTTTCACTGCTTTAATTGTGGATACACCGCCAGTTTCATTCTAGGACGCAATCTAAGTTATAAAGCACGTAAGTTATTAACGTGGTTAAATGTTCCTCTAGAAGAAATAGAACGCATTAATTTAGAAAGTCTCAAGCATAAATCAATTGCAGGCTTGTTAAGTGAGCGTCAACAAGTATCAAATGAATTACAAGGCATACGCTTTGAAGAGCGTGAAATAGCATTTGGAGAATTGCTAACTGAGGAAAATACCAAAGAATTAGATTATTTGCAGGCCAGATGTGTACCAATGAATTATCCTTATATGCGTCCAATGTTGCCCACCGGACGTGATAGTGTTATTGTGCCATTTACCTATAATCACACTATAGTAGGGCATTGTCAAAGATTTTTAGATGATCGTACACCCAAGTATATTAATGACATCCAGCCTGGATATGTGTTTGGTACAGACTTGCAAAGCGATGCGTGGAACTATGTGCTAGTAATGGAGGGTGTATTTGATGCACTAAGCATTTCAGGACTGGCTGTG